CAATCTAGCATTACGACTACCTTGCCTGCAAAAAGAAAGCAAACCCCTAGTGGGTGGATTTCTTTTGATGCTCCATGCTGTGTTCATAACGGCGAAAGCACAGACAAACGTAAGCGTGGTGGAATAATGTTCAATGGTGACGGTACAGTGAGTTATCACTGTTTTAACTGTGGCTATACAGCATCATTCATTCCGGGTAGAAACTTATCTTACAAGATGAAGAAACTACTTGGATGGTTCGGAATGCCAAACTCAGAGATAACCAAAATTGCTTTGGAGGCACTACGTATAAAAGAGGAGCACGTCATAGACGGTGGAACACCTACTATACAGTTGCCTGTATTTGAAAAGAAAGAACTGCCAGTTGGTGCTAAACCTATAATGGAGTGGCATGATTGGAAAGCACTCGAACCAAGTGGATTAGATCCAGAGTTCATTAGAGCCGTCGAATATATAGTTAACGATCGTGGCCTTGATATTGAGGACTACGACTTTATGTGGACCTGCGAAGGATCATACAAGTCAAGGCTGATAGTTCCATTTTATTATCAAGGGGACATAGTCGGTTACACTGCTCGTAAACTAGGCGACGGCTCACCTAAGTATATTACAGATAGTCAACCAGGCTATGTGTTTAACTTAGATGGTCAAGGATATGATAGACAGTTTGTAATTGTAGTAGAAGGTCCGTTTGATGCTATTAGTGTAGGCGGTGTAGCAGTACTACGTAATGAAGTAAACGATCAACAGAGTATGCTTATTAACAGTCTACAACGTGAAGTTATAGTTGTTCCTGACAAGGATCAAAGTGGAGAGCAACTAGTAACCGATGCAGTTAAATATGGATGGAGCGTTTCGTTTCCTGAATGGCCCGACAACGATATTAAAGATGTCGCAGAAGCAGTTGAACGATACGGTAAGATATACACAATGCAAAAAATAGTATCATCTAAAGTAACAGGTTTGAAGATTCAACTATTGGCGAAAACTTACTTTGCAGAATAAACAAAAAGGTAGTATAATATAACTATGCAAGATTTTAATCAAGAAATACAGAAGTTGTTTTTAGAAATGTTTCTTTCAGATGCAGAAGCATTTGTTAGATGTCAAGGCATTTTTGAAAGTGAAAACTTTGATCAACAACTACGTGATGGTGCAGAATTTATTAGCAAGTATGTTGATGAATACAAAGTTATGCCTGAACTTGACATTGTTAACACTAGTTGTGGTACAACATTAAAAGATGCAAGTAGTATAGGACAAGAACACACAGATTGGTTGTTGGATACATTTGAACAGTTTAGTAGACACAAAGCACTAGAACGTGCAATTCTTAAGAGTGCTGACTTACTTGAAAAAGGTGAGTATGGTCCGGTTGAAGGACTAGTAAAAGAAGCAATACAAATTGGTCTTGCAAAAGATATGGGTACAGATTACTTTTTTGATCCTAAAGGTAGACTAGAAGGACTAAAGGACAACAACGGACAAGTAAGCACAGGTTGGCCAAGCATTGATAGAAAACTGTTTGGTGGGTTCAACAGAGGTGAACTTAATATATGGGCAGGTGGATCAGGTGCAGGTAAGAGTTTGTTCTTACAGAATATGGCTGTAAACTTTGCACTAGAAGGCATGAACGTGTTGTATATTAGTTTAGAACTTTCTGAAGCACTAACGGCAATGCGTATTGATAGTATGCTTACAGGAGTTGCTACTAGAGATGTGTTTAAGAATCTTGATGATATAGAAATGAAAGTCAAGATGATGGGCAAGAAGTCAGGTAAGATACAAATCAAATATATGCCAAGTGGTAAGAATGCAAATGATATAAGAAGTTATGTTAAAGAATGGTCAATTAAAAACAAGTGCCAACCAGATGTATTATTGATTGACTATTTAGATTTGCTGATGCCGTTGAGCATTAAAGTATCGCCAAGTGATTTGTTTGTTAAAGACAAATACGTAAGTGAAGAACTACGTAACTTGGCAATGGAAATGCAGTGTGTGTTTGTTACTGCATCGCAGTTAAACAGAGCGGCAGTTGAAGAAATAGAATTTGATCATTCGCACATCAGTGGTGGACTATCTAAAATACAAACAGCAGATAATGTTATTGGTATCTTTACAAGTAGAGCAATGAAAGAACGTGGGCGTTATCAAATACAGTTTATGAAAACTAGATCATCTAGTGGTGTAGGACAAAAAGTAGATTTAGAATTTGATGTAGATAGTTTGCGTATTAGAGATCTTGCAGAAGATGAACAACAATCATATCAAAGCACAGGCAGTTCAATTGTAAGCGGTATAAAGAAACAATCAACTGTAACAGAATCAAGTCATGATGCAGGACAAGAAACTGCACTACGTGAG